TACTGCCTTTGTTATATGAAGTAACACCTGCTCTAATATGATCAGCACAGGTTTCGTACACATAACGTATACGCTGCATAATTTCTTGAGCACCTGTGTATTTGTGTGCTGCAATAAGAATAGTTTGGTCTGGATGATACATAGCATACCATGCTAGATAGATAGCAGCACAAGTAGTTTTACCTGTTTGTCTAGGCATCATATTAATGTTAAATCTATATGTATGATATGAATGCATCAAACGAAGTTGATACTCATACGGATCAAACAATAGTTTACCTTTTACTGGATGCTGTATAAAAGCAAACTTACGTGCAAAGTATAAGTAACCGTTGTCAGGATCCATACAGGACACTATGTCTTGTATTTGTTCTTCGGTATATGTTTCTTTTTGATTGGCTTTTTTAGTTAAAACGCCATCTAAACTTTTGCTTGCCATACATGTATTTACTCAAAAAAATAGGCACCGAAGTGCCTATTGAATATGTTAATAATTGTTATAATTATTTGTCGTCTTCGTCGTCTGCGTTATCATCTTCGCCGGGCTTATCATCTGCCCAGTCTGGAACGCCGTCGCCGTCTGCGTCTGGTTTTTTATTAGATTCTTTTTTTGCTTCTAATGCAAGCTCTAGTGCTTTTCTAATGCTTTCAACTGCCATTGGATTATCGCCGTCTTGTGCTTTAGCAAACTGCTGCTTACGCTTGTGAATATCATCACCTGAAGCCATTTGATCGTCCATGCTGTGATATTCTTCTTCTGGTTCGTTTTCGTAATCTTCTTCAACATCACCTTCCATACCACCGTCCATTGCAAGTAGCTGACGCTTCATCATGTCACGATCAATGTCGCCACCTTGTAAGCGAGGACCAGGTGTACTTCCGCATGGTGTTTCTTCAGGACCTTCAGGACCTTCAGGTTCAGCATGCATATGAGGTAGTTCACTAGTTGAACCGTCGTTATGAACAACGCCGCCTAGTTGCATTACTCTTAATAGTTCACCTACTTCAGTTGCTGTTTCAGCATTTGCACTGATGTTTAGGCTTGCTTCTGTTATAGTGCTAGTGCTCTTTGCACTTCCTTCTATTTGATCCATTGCTGCGATCATGTCTTTCATTGTAGTCATTATTTTGCCTCCGGTGCTTTTTGAACACTGTCAATTGGATCATGATCACGCTCTTTACGAGCAACTTCTAATTCTTTCAATAGATCCATTACTCTGCTAGATCCAACTGAGTCTTGAGCACTTTCTGATGCCATTTCTTCAGTTCCGAGCATTGCTTCGTATTCTGTATCTTCTTTAGTAGCTTGATAGTCTTCTTGTGGTTCATTTGGGTTACGAACAATTAAATGTGAAGTTGGAATTTTACAAGTTTCTCTTAGGTAATCTTGTAGTTGATGTGATGTAACAGGATATTCTACTTCAACATCCCAGCTATGTACTTCGCAGTTTGTTAACTGTGGAAAATCTAGTGGACGCTCAACAATCGGTGTTTTAGCAGCACTAGTCATATTTACTACACTGTATTTTTTAAGAGCAGACTCTAAACGATCTTCACATGCTTCTGGAAGTTCGCCTGCGACTCTTACCTTAAATGTATAAGTCTTTTTTGACTCTGTAAGAAAATCTGTAAACTTTTTCATTCTATTCGTTCCCAACTATATAATGTTATTTATCAATATTACGCAGTTTCTCTATTAAACTATTGCGGTCTGTTACGACTGTTCCTTGGCCAATTATTGAATCTCCACTGTCGCCTTCGTCCTGATCTAGTTTTTGTTTTTTGAGCTGTAATTCGATCATTTTTAATTTTTTATCTAATTTAGCAGTTTTTGCATCTAAACTAGTCTTAAGCATATTACCTGCAACTTCAAATACACGCCCACTGTAACGACTTTCAACATTCATACCTAAATCCATTAGATCTTCATAAGTTTGAAGAGCTCTGTTAGCAATATCGTCAAGCTCTGCATCAGCTTTTTCACCTAGACCTTTTACACTAGGCAATGCTGCTGCAATCTTATCAAATTCAGCCATATCACGAAACGTTTCTTCAATATCCTCTTTTACTGTTGGAGGAGGCGTTGAAGCGTCTGCTTGGTTTTCTGGTAGATTTAATAGTTCTTCTAGTTTTTTAGTCATTGTATTGTACCATTATATGCTATTATTATTTATCGTCTTTTGCCATTATGGAAAATATCTTGCTCAGTAATAACCCTAAAGAAAATGTTCTTTTGTTTACACCAAGCTCGTGCAGCTTCCCATTTAGCTTGGTTTACGACCCAATGTGCTTGATTGGCTTTTGATTTTCCTAACTTTCTTCTATCTGTGTGATTTTCTGGTTTTACTTCTACAAGCTCAACACGTTGTTTACCATTCCTATCACTATATGCAATAAAAAAGTCTGGAACATATATGGTATATTTGCCAGTTAGAGGATGTCTATATGGGATTTTAATTGCTTCACTTGCCCATTGTTTTACATTTGGGTTTTCATCGCAAAAACGCATCATTGCCCATTCCCAACTTGATCTATAAGTAGGAGTTCTACCTCCTGCATATTTCTCTGGGTTCTTTAGTGTGTATTTTCCCTGGGCGAACCTAGACATAACATCTCCGTTACAACAGTATGTTTCTGCTGTCTAGACTTTTTATTTCGTTGGTAATGTTTCTATTACCAATAACACTAGTCACTGGTCTGTTTAAGTTAACAACTTCTGCAACTACTGCACTTATTTGTACGTCTTCAAGACCTTTTAGTGTATCTAGTACTTCAAATACAGGAACATTTTCAGTTTTTGCTTGTTGCAAAATTACAGTAGCAACACTTACTGCTGGCTTTAAATCAAATCCACGTTTAGTAAAAAAGCTGATAACAGCATCAATTTCTGCTGCTGGATACGATAATTCAGCTGTGTAATATTTGTTAAAAAATGATTTTGTTTCTGTATATGATACAGGTGTTGTTTCTAAGTTAGTATTCATTTTGTTCTCAACTCTTGTTTTATAGTTTGCACAGCTAAATCTCTAAATGTTTGTTTAGAATTTTCACTTAGCGAATCGTATGATGTTTTGATAGCATTTATATCACTAACACCATACTCGTTTATATATTCGGATTTATAAACTGTTGAAACTGTAAAGTCGTCTAATTTTTTAATGCTTGATGTAATTTCAAGTTCTTGTTCCGAAACGTTATTACCTGCGGTTGAACCTTTATTTGCAATAAGGTTAGTATTAATACCAGCTTCAACTGGTGTTTCTATAGATGCTTTAGGAAATGTTGTATCTGTTAACCCTGACACACTAACATTTGTTTGAAGTCCTCTTGAAATAATTCCTGCTGCTTCTGATCTTAATCCTGAACTGTTTAATTGTTTAAAGTTTTTCATTGTGTTAGCACCAGTAACAACTGCTTCTAAAAATCCGCCAACAGATGTAAATGCTCTACCACTGCCAATTAGATCAAAAATGTTTGCAACTCCGTCAACTACGCCACCTGCACCAAATAGTGTAGCACTGCCGCCACCTGCTGGTGTAATAGGACTAAACTGTTTGTCATAATGTCTTTCTGCAAAGCCTGCAGGAGTGTCTGGTTTAATTGTACCAGGATTATGATAAAGTACTGCTTCGTAAGAAACAGACATTTGACTTTCAGCTGTTTCAGCAGCAGCACTTGCATTAACATCTGAATGGCTCCAGCTATTAATTACAGGATTAATTAAGGTATATGTAAAATGTCTATGTCTTGATAACTGGCTTATTTGAATACTTGTAAAAAAGCGTTTTTTACTTCCTGCTGTATTGTAATCTAAACCGTATGCACCACTATATTGATCATACGGATTTAAACTGTATGCACTGTTAAAACCTTGTGGATTACCTGAAGTATCTTCACTAAATCCTACACCTTGATAGTTGCCGTCAGCAAACATATATTTGTAGTATGCTTTCCACATATCAGTTGTTGTATTATTGTTATCGTCGTGAAATGCTATTTGTATAGGATCATAATTAATTTTAGTAGTTACAATTCTTTTTCTGTTGTATTGGTTAACTACACTAGTTTCCATGCTAAACTTAGGTAGTTCAGCACTCTTAACTAGCATGTTAAGTTCTATTTTATCGTAACCTGCACCAAGTGTTTTAACATTTGGATTAATGTTGAATACAACATGATATAGGAATTTAGTTTTTGGAGCCAGACGGAAATAATCGTCTGTAAAGAGTCTAGCTGCATGTTGAAAATCCCCAAGGTTACCCTTTGGATTAAGAACACCACCTAAAACATTGTCAAGAAATCCGTTAAGTTTGTTTGCCATAATAATATTTATCCTTTATATTATATGGGTATAAAATAGAAAAGGGAGACCATAAAGATCTCCCTTGAAAGCATCAACTCTTTTTTAACTGTTAAACGCCGCCACCAGTTACTAGTGAGCCTAGCGAACGACCAACAGTTGATCCAATACCAGTACCTTGTGGTGACTGGATTGCGTTGTCGTAACGTACAGCTAGTGTTACTGTTACTGGTTCGTTAGCACTATATGATAGCTGATTGTAGTTTGCGTTTTCAACGTAGCAACCGTATAGTTCAAATGTTTCTAATACTGTTGGAACATTTGCACCGTTACCACCATCTAGTATTTCAATACGTGTTGTGAACTTGTAATCAATACCTGATGCTGCACTTGACTGCTCGTAGAAGTCGAATTGTTTCTGTAGTTGTTCGCCAACTAGTTTTTGAACATTGTTGTTTACATCTTCACGTAAGTTAATTGTGATTGGTTCCCAACTATGCTTACCTGCTAGGTAAACACGTGAGTTGTAAACATCAAGTGTCATTTGTTCAAAACCAACTGTTGGACGAGTTACGTCTACAACTTGTTTTGTTAATTCTGTTGTTGGTGTTGACACGCCAAAGTTTTCTAAAGTAAGGCGGAAGCGATACTGTAGCTTTGGCATGAGCAGACCTTGGTTACTAGCAGAATCGCTACTAGCCAAAGGTACTGTAAATTTTGAAAGAGTTGATATAGCCATTTAAATTTGCTCCTGTTTTCTTATAAGTATTTATCTTATCCTAAGCTCGCAATTTCACCGGTATTTTTCAAACGTAGCGGAATGTAAATAAATTCAACTGCCTTAACTGGTTCAATTGCAATATCTACATAAAGCTGGTTGCGGTCAATTCTGCTTGGTGTATTGTTTGACTCGTCACATACAACTAAGAAGTCGTATAGTGCTCTTTGTCCAACTAGTTCAAGCATTAAGCTCTCAACCTGTTGTTTGATTTCATCACGTGTAATCTTATCGTTTGGTTCAAAGATATAAGGCTTAGCAAGAGCGTTTAGCTGTCTACGTAAGTACACAACAAGTCTTGCAACGTTAATTCTATCTAGTGCAGAAGCATTTCTTGCACGAGTCTTTTGACCCATACATACAACACCACTACCTGTAATAAATGTAACCGGGTTAACATTTACATTGTATAGAACGTTACGCTGACCTTCATTTAGAGCTATTGTTCTAAATTCGCCTTCAGCATCTACATAACCAACTGCACTTGCATTAGTTACACCACCGCGTCTTGTACCTGCTGGTGCAAACCAGGGGAATGCCACTTGGTCACTAAGTGCGATAGTTCTCATCATCATGTGTGAAGCTGGAACAACAATATTGTTACCAAAGTTATCACTTGTAATACCACTTGGATAGTAAACACCTAAGTATTCATCTGAAGTAACAAGACCTGAGTCACTGTCTTCAAATGCACCTGCAACGTTATTACCCCAGTTGTTTAGTGTTGTACCGCTTGAGTTAAGTCTAAATGGTGTGTCACCAAGAACAAATGCTGTTAAGCCTCTGTCTACGTTTAGTGATACCATTTCGCCAATTAGCTCTGGATAACCTGGGCAAGAAATTAGGTTATAGTTTAGACCTTCTTCGTCACGCATACGTTCGTTACTGTTAACTAGAGCTTGTAGTGCTCTTACAACAACTTTACGCTGTGCTTTGCGTCCAAACGCACCTGAACCGTCTTCATTGTTTGTTGAAACTGTTACCCAACGATGTGGATAGTAGTTGCTCATTGAAGCACCGTCATCTGTACCACGCTGATTTTCTTCAGTTAATGGTACATAGTTGCGGCGGAATTCTTTTACGTTAAATCCGCTTCTACGTGTATTCCACAATAGCATACCACGTGGATAAAGTGCTGGATCTGGA